CCATACCAACACGCAATTCATAAACGATTGAAAGAACATGGCTTCCACGTTTATGTCGTGGATAACGTAGCCCAAGGAAAATTATTATTTTAGACCACAGCGATCTTCACCAATATCAATTGCGCTCCGCTCAGTTCATAAAAGACAATCCAAAGTGCGCCCTCTGGGTGGATATGGGACTGGGCAAGACTGTTAGCACATTGACTGCATTAGTCGATTTAATTGTGACCAAAGAAGTGAGAAAGGTTCTTATTATTGCGCCTCTGCGTGTCGCGCAACACACATGGCCTCAAGAGATTCAAAACTGGTCGCACCTGAAAGCCATACGGTTTTCTGTCCTAGCTGGGTTGAGTCCTATTAAAAGAGAAGAGGCTATGCACTCTTCGTCGCATATACACATCATCAACAGAGAGAACCTACCTTGGCTCGTAGAAAATTTAGGGCGCAATTGGCATTACGACAGCGTAGTAATCGACGAGTCCAGCAGCTTCAAAAGTCACAGCAGCCAGAGATGGAAGGCGCTGCGTCAGGTGGTGAAGACGGGCAAGATCAAACGGATGGTTCAGTTGACGGGGACACCGTCACCAAACAGTTTGATGGAATTGTGGCCTCAGATTTACCTTCTTGATGGCGGCAAAAGATTAGGCGACACCCGTGGAAAGTTCATTGACACATTCTGCAAACAGGTCGGCAATCCGCAATGGAGCCAATATGAAGTCCGCGCAGACATGAAAGAGGCTTTGCAGCGTCGAGTTGCTGATTTAGTTCTGCGCTTAGCTGCAAAAGACTACTTGGAATTACCAGACCGCATAGACAGCAACGTAGTTGTGCAGTTGCCGCCCAAAGCGAAAAAAGCTTACGAGCAAATGGAAAAAGATTTCTTGATAGATCTTGATGACGGTGAGGTTTTAGCGGCTAACGCTGCGGTAAAAGTAAACAAACTACTGCAAGTTTCTTCTGGCTCCGTTTACACCGAAGATGGGTACACGGTTTTACATGACGAAAAGATTGAGGCGCTAAAAGAGATTGTAGAAGCCTCAAACGAACCTGTTCTGGTGGCGTACAACTTCAAAGCTGACGCAGATAGGATCTGCAAAGCTATAAAAAGTGCAAAGGTGTTAGGAAAGAACACGAATTTGATAGAAAAATGGAACCAAGGTGACGTTCCGTTGATGCTTGCGCACCCTGCCAGCGCGGGGCATGGCCTCAATTTACAACATGGTGGGTCGCTAATAGTCTGGTTCGGACTTTCTTGGTCTTTAGAGTTATATCAGCAATTTAATGCGCGTTTGCACAGACAGGGGCAAAAGAAACCAGTGCGTGTAATCCACCTTCTGGCGAACACAAGCGCGGATTACATGGTCAAAAACGTTTTGGTGAATAAAGAAACAGAGCAGAACGCATTGTTTTCTTTTGTACATTTTATGAAGCAAAGACAACAAAAAGTTGACAAAACTCTTTAAGACTATGGTACATTCGCGCTTACATATTTTGCCCAAGGGAGCGTTTTGAAAGAATTTAAAGATAGATTTGCGAAAGCGTGTTTAGACAACCCAGACATCCCACCTTTTAACAGGGGGCAACAAACTTTTTTGGCGCAAAATCTTGGAGTTAGTCAAGAAGCTGTCAGAAAATGGTTTTACGGAGAAAGTAAGCCAAAGAGTCCAACCGCTCGAAAGTTAGCGAAGCTGCTGAAGGTTGATTACCTTTGGCTAATGATGGGGACAGAGCACGGCGAAATAGAAATAAAAAAAGTGGCTGCGCAGCGGCAGGATTCCGCCGTCTACGCTTTTATGGCTTTTATGCTTGAACAAGGATACAGCGCAGCGTTTGAACAAAGCGACAGCGACACAGACGTAGTTAGCATCCACGGCGGAGAGCAGAACCAATTTACAGTACGCGCAGTCGAGTCTGCTGAAGAGGGTATGTTTGTGCGGTTTCCGTCAAGCAGCCTTTCTTTAAGCACCCCCATTGTTGCGGTTAAGACACAAAACAGTAGTTTGTCGTTTGATTTTTTGATTGTTAAACCTGAAATATGGAAATCTGAATCTAAAAAGAAAGGCAGTATGTCTGTGCTGAAAATAACCAACCCGTCAAAAAGAAAGTATCTTGTTGGCGACACCAAAATACCGTTTTATTTGGAGTAACAATGGACAAACCGTACCTAACATCCGTCGAGCTTGCCGATCTTTTCGGCATCAGCAAAGGCGCTTTGATGAACTCGATTTCACGCGCTGAGTTCCCCGTGCCTACTTACCGACTTGGCAGACAAAGAGTTGCTGATAAGATTGTTGTGGAGACATTTTTTGAAGCTCGACGGCTTGAAGGATTACAAAACATTACAACATGATGTTGTTTACACAACATTAAATCGAGTTATTTTATGGTAGATGATATGGCTGAATGGGCAAACGCGAAGCAAGACAATGTAAATCGACCTCCCCACTACAACCAAGGGGAGATCGAATGCATAGATTACTTACAGGATAATTTAGGTGATGGGTACTCTTTCTACCTTGAAGGCAACGTGAAAAAGTACATGCACCGCTTTAGGCATAAAGGCCAAGCGGTGCAGGATCTACAGAAGGCGCAATGGTATCTAGCTCGACTAATAGATCACTGTTCGATTCAGCATCCATAGCTGCCACCACCTTGTCGGCGTTTAGGTGCGTGTATCTCTTGAGCATGTTCAAGTCTCTGTGACCTGAGAAAAGTTGTACGCGCATAATGTCGTAACCAAGCTCAAACAAGCGGCTGATACCCTCGTGCCGCAAATCGTGGAAGCGCACTTGCAGACCGGCTTTTTTAGCCGCTGCTCTCCATCGGTTGCTCAGTGTCTCATCGCGGTAGGGAAATATCCTAGAACTGACTCTCTCTTGCCTTTGAACAATCTTAGCTGCTTCCTCTTGCAAAGGTACGCGCACATACCTCTTACCTTTTTTTGGACACTTTCTCCACAAACCGATTGTTCGACCATCCTCACCTAACTCATCCCAAGTCATGTTGAGTATCTCGCCACGGCGCATAGCTGACAAAACAGCAAACTTAACAATATCCGCAAACGGCATCTTAGTGCTGACGCTGCCGATTACCTTGTCAATTTCTGCATCAGTCATCCTGACTTCTCGCTCATCACTTTCTGACACGATCCGCATTGATCTGAGGAAGTGCGAAGCCTTTCTGAATTCGTCCAATTTAGGTGTGCAGTCGTATGCTGCTTCAGCCGCTTTTAGCAGACTGCCTAAATAAAGCATGTCTTTTTGCACTGTGCTGGGATGAACTTTCTTCCCGCGCTCTTTGGCAAACTTAATTATTACTGGAGACGTTAGTTCGCTAAGGTTTAGATGACCCAGTTCCTGCTTTACACCTTTAAGGTGACCCACCTTATCTCTACGGAAAGGACCGTACTCTTCTAGATAAGTAGTGATCAACACTCCAAGGTTTGAAGTGTCCTCAAACCAAGTGCCTTTGTTCAATGCGGTTTCTATCTCTTTCATTCTAGCTTCAGCCTCAGACTTTTTGAGAAAGCCACTCTCTGAGATTGTGTCTATTCCGACTCTGCGGATCAGAACCCTATAGCCTTTTCCGTGCTTATTAATGCTGCCCATTTTGGTACACCTATTGGTACATGATGAGCATTAGTGTAAATGGTCAATCGTTAATTGACAACGAGAATTGCACCACTGGTACAACCCCTCCGTTATGTTAAGTTATTGATTATTATCAATTATTATATGTTGTGGGGGATGATGGATAAAATGATAGGTCTTACAAATCAATGACTTAGAGCCGATTGGTTCGTTTTTGGTTCATTTTTTTGATTTTTTCTTCTTTGCCGTCTTTGCGGCAGCTTTGAAGTCAGAGTCAGAGGGTGCGCCTTTACTGCCCTTCTTGCGCATCTTTTCTTTTGAACCCGCTGAAATTCTTTTCTTCTTTGCAGCGATGTTAGCATAAAGACCTTTTTTCTTCGTAGGCATTATTTTCTCCTAGCTCACGGCCCACCACAGAACCAAGGCGACAGCCAGAGGGACTAAGCCAAGGCACAAGGCCGCAATTGTTAACATTTCAATCATTTGTTTTCGCTTTTTACGCTTCAATGCTTCAAGGCGTTTTACTTCTTCTTGGCGATTTTTTCTAGCGTCAGCCATCTTCTGCTGCATGTCATTCCAGAGGTCAGTCCGATTTAAAGACAAGAATAAATCCTTCATTCTTTGTCGGGACTGACGAACCATCTCTTCAGCCATTACGGCCTTTGCAGCCTCTGCCTCGCTCATCGTGCGGGTAGAGTTCTTGGCTTTTTGCAGATCGAACTCAGCAGCGCCCATGCGGCCTATGAAAGCGCCAAGGCTTTCAATATTGTTAGCCGCGCCAGCCGCCATTTCTAAAGTTTTGCAGGCTGCTGTAACCGCCGCTACCGCTTCGAGGATCATATGGTTATCTGATGATCCTAGTGTCGAGCAGACCACTATTGATTGCTCTCATGTCCCTTTCGTATTGGCTCTCGTTTGAATCATTCGGGTTCGCTAAGTTGGAATAGTCATCTAGCATTTGCTGCGCTAAATCTCCATAAGAAGGTTGCGGGGCTTCCTCTAAAGCGCCGCCGCCCATTGCTTTTCGGGGGTCAACACTGACCATAGATTGTGGGGGCGGTGGAGTAGCCAACGAAGGCAGACCGCCCGACAACATGCCAGATGCGTCCTGCACACCAGCCGACTGATTGATCTGTTTTAGCAGTGACCCACTATCAACCATGCCCGTAGGCGTAGCTGTTGCAGGGTTGTTGATAAAACCTAACACGCTGGTTCCGTACTGCTGATCTAAATCACTTAGCATGTTTGCGGTGCCGCCCGACTCACCGCCACCTAAACTGCTAAAAGCCTTAGATGCCCTGCCCATAATGCTGTCTAATAGTCCCATTACTTGACCTTCCTTGTGTCTAACACACCGCCCATCAAGGCATTCATATCTTTATCAAACTGGCTCAACGCTTCTTCCTCAAGCCGTCCACCCTGCCCCGCAGCAATTTCCAACTTTTGGTACGTTGGGTCGCGGAGCAATTTTCCTGTTCGGTTTGTAAGTATTGCTAAATTAGACTTCACAGTTGGTGCGTCTATCACTCCTTGGAGAGCACCAAGTATTGCCCCTGGGCCTCCTCCAGTTGCTGCACCCGCGCCTATTTTAAGTGGAGCACCGATCCCAACTAAGTCTCTGTTTCCAATTCTGGCAGCGGCTGGATTTTGTATTTTTCGTTGCACTTCGGAAACCTTCCCGTAGGCAGCATTGATTTTAGCCAGTTGGGGGTCGAGTATCTCTAACTGCTCTTTAGCTGCTTTCGCTATGGCTTTTAAAGTGGCTTCTTGTACATCGTCTATCTTTCTGTTGTCGCCCAGCTTTTTGTCGTAGCTCACAGTCTGATAGATGTTTCGTTTTATTTTTGCTACGTCTTGAGGCGTAAGCCGACCACCGGCATAAAAAATGCCGTCCATCATATCCTCGACAACTTTATCAATTTTTGCCATGTTGCTTTTAGCGTTAGGGTTGAGAGGAATGAAATCTTTTTCCACCTCATCGACATAGGTAAATAGTTTGTTTGAAGGTATTTCAATGTCTTTCTGAGTCAACGCGCCTTCTGCCGCACCAATAGCCGCGCCTAGCTTTTCTTTCTTACCTTGCACCTTTTCCGAACTTCTTTTTGTTGGTGTGGCACCAACTTCTAATCCAGCGTCAAGCAGTCTAGCCCTTTCTGCTTCAGGCAAAGTTGTGCTCGGCTTCATCGCGCTTTGGTATAGCTTACGCGACAAAGGCTGACCCATAAGCTCCTCCACAACCGCTGTTGGTCTTCGGACTGAACCGCTTAACGGGGATAAGCTAGTACCGGCATTAATCACGGAGTCTGCTAATTGTGTGTCTAATCCAGCGGATTTTAAGCCAGCTTTAGCTCCCGCACCGGCTCCTGAAACCAAACTGGCTACATCAAGCAACATTCCCGCAGGGTCTTCCATCAATGTTGTTTTAGCGTTATCAACAGAACCATATCGGTCATCAAGCGCACCGGCAAACGCTTCACCTTCGCCTTGCCCTTTAATTTGATAACCCTCTAACCCTTCTACGGTAGTGGGCCTTTCTTGCAAACCAATAGCATTGCCAAATCTGTTTATAGCAGCCGTTTTTTCTGGCCCAATAAACTCGTTAACTTCTTGAGCAGCATTGTGCAAACCGCTCTTAGCCAAAGAACCCGCAGCATAAAGTGTGTCTATTGGGTTCATCACAGCTTGCGCCGTATCTGCCGCCACGTTGTAGAGGCTTGATGGTATGTTGCTAACCATTGTGCCTAGGTCAAAATCCACGCCTTCGTTAGCGGACGCGGCAGTTTCTTCCGCGTCTCTCAGCATCCGACGAAACTTTAGCTCGTTAGAAGGGTTTCGTTCTAGCTCCGCTATTCGGATGTTGTCTCTTATTTCAGATATATCCATCAGTTAGCCGCCTGTCTTTCGTCGCGGTTACGCCTTAGCATTTCTAACTCAGCTTGCTCCTCTTCATTCAACGGGGATGCCGCCGTATTTGGTGCTGCTGGCGTTTCGGTGAGCGCACCGCTTTGCGGCCCCGCACTGTTAGCAGAAGAGTCTTCGAATTTAGGATCTTCTAACAAAGCTTCAAACGCAGTGTTTCCGTCGTAGGCTATGTTCGGGTTGAATACCTTACGGTTGGTTGCGCTACTTCCGTATAGACCGTCCATTTCTGAGAGGTTATATTCCAAAGAAGTGACAGATTCGTCATAACTTTCTAAAACAATTCCTAGATTCTCTCGCAAAATTTCTGGCTTATCGAACAGTGAAAGTCTATTCAAAACTGCTTGTAAAAAAGCAAGTTCTTTTTCAGTCACCTGACCTAAAGCACCGCCACTTTTGGATTGCTCTCGCATCTTCTGTATTTCGGCAAAACCGATGTTTGCCACAAGCATTTCTAACTTGCCTTGTATCGTCTTTTCATCAGTTCCTGGGATGTACTGCAAAACACCGTCGATTGCGCGGGTTGATCCTTCCAACAGGCTCATAACCTCTTTCACTTCTCTCTCAATATCATCTCGTTTGCTAGAAAAACTTCGTATTGTTCTTTGCATACGGGGTCTGTCTGCGTGGTACACACCTTGTGCTGCGGTGTAGTTTTCAGATGTAGCCAGCATTTCCTTTTGCTTTAGCTCGGTTTCAAAGTTAGTCGCATAACCAATAACACTTCCGTCCGTTTTGTTGACCATAATAGGTCTGCCGTTTGCGTCCGATGCCATAACTATGTTGTCTTTCAATTTCAGCACATCATGCGCCTCAGAATGAGGGCGACCCTGCTCTATCAATCGTTGTGCCCTTGCGGTTGATTCGGGTGTGTAGAAATCAGGGTTAGGGGATTTGAAAAAAGAACTTTGATTGTTTGCATTCAAACGGTTAGTAGAAGCTACATATCTTTGATTTCGAGCAGCCTCTAACGCAATAAATCGACTATCTTTAGCCTTATCGTACAGTTCAGAATTTGTGCCGTTGAGCGCATCAAGTTCTTTTAGACGATCTTTATGGCGTGACTGCACTTCGCGGCTAGGGTCGTTATTGAAAGCCTGACCCCCAGACATAATATGGAAGGGCAAACCGATAGTGTTTCGAGCCACATCGGTTACAGTGTCTCTGAAGCGGAACATTGGATCACTCAACTGCTCCTTCGCTCTGGCTGTCTCTCTGGCACGCTCTTGATCAACTAACCTGTCGTAATAAGCACGGGTTGCAGCCGCTGGATCGCGGTATGTTTGCGGGTTAGGCAAAGGCGGTCCCATTTCACCTATAGCTAGTTCTTGAGGCGTGCGGGGCAGAGCAGTCATAGTTTGCTCCGCAAACTCTTGCGCCACCATGCTTCGAGACGGCGGCGTATACGCTTGCGTTATTGGCTTGTTCTCCGCCAAGAACTGAGCGTTATTAATGCTCTCATCATCTTTCGAGCCAACAAGATCCAACGCCCCACGGTTAGTGAAGCTGTCAGCTATGTAACTAAATATTCCCATTACTTTTCTCTTTATTTAAAGCCGAAGCCAACATTCATACCGCTGCTCTTACCCGTGCTGCTGCTGGTAGCCGATGACAAGTTATTAGGCGCACCAACAATCTGGTTGTAGAAGTTCAACGAATTGTAAGGTGCCATTTGTTGACGGAACTGCTGATTATAAAGCTGCTGTTCGTAGTCTCTGCCGTACTGACCACTCGCAAGCTGTTGGCCCACGCCAGTGTTGAACATTCCCGCACCAGTGCGCATATCGGCAGTGCCTTGCGCCCCAAGCCGTGCAGCCAAACTGGCACCAAACTGTTGATTCTGTTGATTCGTGTTAAATGCGTTTTGCCCTACACCAGTGCCAAACTGTCGCGCCTGATTAAACTGTCCAGCATTGAACTGATTACCTTGCTGCTGTCTCCCCAAATTCGATTCAAGCTGAGAAGCGCCAATACCGTAGCCTTGACCGAGCAGAGCATTACCGGCTCCAGCGTTGAACATGTCGGACTGTTGGTCGAAACCGGCGTTCTGGCTGGCCCTTGCCGCGTCTATGCCAAAACCTTGACCAGTAAACTGATTGACCGAGTTCTGGTTCGCCATGCCCTGCTGCTGGCGATAGCCAGTGTTCATCGCATCCACACCTGTGGCGGTGTTAATGCCTTGCGACAACATGTTGTTGGACTGTCCGGTGTTAAACTGTTGGTTCTGTTGACCCATCTGCGCGTTCTGCTGCGCTCGGTTTGCTTCGATGCCAAGGCCTTGGCTATATGCGTTACCCCGCATGTTCGCGGCAACGTCCGCAGATCTATCCTCTGCGCCACGGGTGGCGATAGCATCCATTACAGCGCGGCGGCTAGACCCACTGTTACCTGATGCTGCTGCGTTTGACGCATTACCCGTCAATTGATTTTCAGCAAGGTTGCGCGTGATGTCTCTCGTTGAGGCATTAATCTGCCCCTGTAAAACATCGTTGTTTATGTAATTGCTGAGGTTGCTTTGGTTAAATCCTTGGTTTTGTGTGCCTGATGATTGGTTAGCCATTCCCCCGATCTGCGATGCAAATCCTAAGTCTGGACCCTGACCCTGCGCGGCGTTTCCCATCATCGCCTGACTACCATAGCGTCCAGCCGAGGTAACGTCAGCGCCCTGATTGACAGCGGCGTTAGCGTTCACCGCGTTGCCTGCCATCTCGTTAGCCATGCCAGAGTTCACGCCAGATCCTTGGGCTGGGCCAAAACCTGCAACGCCTCCTGCGTATCGGTTGCCTGCGCCGAAGGCTGCACGCATACCTCCTGCTGGCCCTCTCATCATTGCGTTGTTACTAAAACGAAGTGCGGAACCAGATCCACCAGCCAGCGCAGAGCCTGAACCCATGAGACCTACACCCGCGCCAGCTTGCATGTTTCCGCCCATATATTGGTTTTGCAGGGCACCTGCAAGGTTGGGGTTGATCCCCGCAACGCCCTCAACGGGCATACTGCCGCTATTGTTCAGGTCTTGCGCCTGCCGCATCAGGTCTCGACGGTACGGCTGTTGAGTAGGATCAACATATGTGTTTGAGGAGCTATTTGAACTGCTCTTTGATTTGTTTTTACCGAAACTAAATAAACCCATCTTTTTTCCTATGCTATATGCGTCCAAGCATTCGTGTCGTAGTAGTACAAACCCCTTCCAGATCCAGGGTTCCAAGCCGTTCCGTCAGCGAATACCACCTGACCCGTCTCTGGCTTAGATGGCTCCACGGTAAGTACCGGCAGTGTTGTTGTTTGCGCCGACACAGTAAAGCCGTTAGCGATCCTGTTAAGCTCCTGAACCAACCAGCTTCGCAGGCCGTTTGTTGTTTCGGCGGAGGTAGAAGAGGGTATATAGCTCATCGCCCTGCAACCTCTTGTACATCGATATCGAGGCCGGTCAGCCGCCAGTAATCAGACGCTGATGTTGACTCGATTCGCAGGGCGAAGTACCTGCCACTGGTTCTAAAATCAATTTTGTGGTCCGACTCGACGTTGAATGTCTTATCTACCTGCCAACGGATACCGTCCTGCGGTGCGTCAGATATGCCGACCTGAACCCTAACGGTTCCAGTGCCTTCCATCTGCGGCATTATCCCGTTTAGCTGCTTTATGTTCCGTGTCGATTTACCCAGCACCTGATCTAAGTCGATCTTCGTGGCCTCAAGGTAAGCGGACATGGTGGCACCAGATAAACCGTTGGTGTCGTTCATCAATCTGATCTTGTCTCCGACAGAGTCAGCACCAAACACCTTAATGTTGTTGGCCTGCGTACCAAGGGATACGTTTGACCAGTAGTCGGTTGACTCGTTCCATGTCGCAGCAGAGTTTGTGTAGTTGCCGCTTGTGTCCATTCGATCCGCAACGCTCAATCCCCTGACGTTTGGCAGATCAACAAAAGTAAATGCGTCCTGCGTCCAGTTATAGACCAGCGCACGATTCGCTGATTGTGAGTCGGCTGCGTCCTGATCGGCGTAACAGATATAGACCTCGGTGGTATCCGGTATGGCTTGACAAAACACAGAGCGCGTGTCAGCCAAGTCGTTGAAGAAGGTGCGCCGGACCTTGTTGTCCACGATGCTGCGCTTCCGCGAACCATCGTGTAAATAAATGTCGTTCTGCCCGACCACAACGTGACCGTTGGGTATTGATGCCACAGCGCCACGGTTGATGATTCCATCGTCGTTGAATACGTCCCTGAATGAGAACACCAGCGGGAACCCGATGAAGTCCATGGCGAACACGCCGCGCTCGGCGTAGATAATGTTCGAGTTGTTTAATGTTAACTGATCGACCAACTCGCCGTTGGAGCCGCCCAGTGTGTTCTCGCCCGACAAATTAGTTGTGCTTGTTATGTCATAGGAGCTGGGTATCCCAGACGGATCGTACTCGTCTGACCATCTAACGGTGAAGGGCCGCTTGCTGCTGCCAAGCTCGTAGCCGGTCATTACCAAGAAGCTGTTGAATGGCTTTAGGCACTGAGTGACCAAGTTGCTGGGCCATGCCGGTAGGTCCGCGAAGCGAGTTCCAGATGGCAACATGTACTGCGGTGCCTCCGAGCCGTTATTCATCAGCATCGCCGTACCAAGCTGCGCAGACTGCCATCGCGGTGAGTTGCTATAGTTGGTCGCGTCAGATGTCTTGGTGACGTTGCTGACCGTAGTCCCATCGAAGCGATAGAGCTTGTTGAGGCTGCCGATCACCAGCGTGTTGTTGCCGCCGTAAAGCCAACCCTGTACAGCGGTGGGCGAGAAACTTAGCGACTCTCGCACGCTGTGACCCAGTGCCTTGCCGATGCGCCCGCTGTGGAACGTGACATTGTTACCGTCAGGGAATTGCGTGAGTTCAAGATCAAAAGGGTCTTGATCCGTGATTATCCCACCCGCGCCTATTTTTCTAAGGGGTATATAGGGCATCAGATATAATCCTGCATGGCGTTTAAGGTAATCTGTTTGCTTGTTACAAATGATCCTCCAATGTAGGCGTTAACTCTGACTACCGAGGTGGTTGTACCCGCGCCTGCGGATGCGGGTCGGCTAACTGATACGCTTGTCGTCGTGCCTGACGTTGAACCTGTCGAGGCGGTTGCCCCCGATACTTGCGTAAATGTGAACGTCACGCTGGTGCTGGGGCTGGTGCTAACCGTAGCTGTTGCTGTCGCCGCACTGTTGGAGGTGTTGAGATCGTTCAAGTACGTCACGTTGCTGCTCGGGCTTGCGTTTAGACTCAGCCGAGTCCAAACCTGCGTGCCGCCGACCCAGACGGAGTTGATGACCGTGCTGCCAACGCGAATATCAGTAATGTTAGTCCCGCCTACAGCAATGGGCATCGCTTATGTCCTAAAGTAAATAGTGTTTGCGTCCGAGCCAGATTGGGATCTGCTTATGCTGAAACCGTCAACGGTGCCTGCCGCGCAACCCGCTGCGAGAGCAACAATCTCAGCGGCTGTCTGATCCGCCTTTGCGCCAGCTTCAATTCCTGCCAGCTTGCTATTCAACGCGCTGGTGAAATTAATCTCCGTCAAACCACCGTTTCCGACAGAGTAGGTGGTGTTGGTGTTTGTGTCGGTAGAACTGATAGTGAAATTCGGATATGAGCCACTTACGGAGGTAGCGCCACTGCCGGTAAGCGAAACTGTTCTATCTGGCGCAGCGTTACTGAAAGTGGTTCCGCTCAATGTAAGACCAGATCCAGCGGTGTAGGTCGTGTTTGTGTCGGTGAATACCGCCCCAGAGGGGACAGCTGTCAGAACCCGACTCAAAGGAGACTTGGCATCTAGGGCGGTTTGAAGTCCGTCAACATTAGTGATTGTGTGGTTGTGGCTATCATCTGCAACCGTGGCGTTTAACGTGACGTTGGCATCTCCACGGATAGATACGCTGCCGCTCAGATTCCCACCCAGAGTGATGGTTCGCCCAGTAGTCCAGCGCCCTGCGGTGGAGGCTGTGCCCGCGCTGCCGCTGACGTTTCCTGTGACGTTTCCAGTCAGGGCGGCGGTGATCGTGCCTGCGCTGAAGTTGCCAGAGCCATCGCGCTTAACAATAGTGGATGCAGTGTTGGCGTTCGTGGCTGCGTTAGCTGATGTCACTGCGGAGTTTATCGCTGTGTGTGTGCCTGTGACTGCGCCAGTGACATTTGGAAAGGTCGCCCTTACCGTGGACTTGAGCAGGCGAATGTGGTTATCGCCATCGCTGATGTTATCGCTACTTGTTGGGTTGGTTACCACCAAGCCGCTTATGAATGTTGTTGATTCAAGTGCCATTATTTTTTCACCTTGTTCATAATTCCGATTGCGCCGCGCACACCGAAGCTGGCGGCGATAACTATCGACAATCCGGTCTGATACCACTCGGGCATTGTCGCCAAAACAACAAAGCCCTCGCGCACATAGGGAACCGCGCTGGGTATAAAGGCCAAGATAAGGGGTATGCTAAACAAAACAGTTAGCCACTCGTCTTTCCAGCTTTGGTTGCTGGCCCTTGCCATAGCTGTTTCCCAATCTGCCGCAGACTTCGCCTGCGTCTTCATCACGCTGGCCTCTGCCTCTGCCTTGGCTTTTGTTTTTGCGGTCTTGCCCTCTAGCCACACTTTGCCGAGATCTGCTACGCTGCCGACAATCGAACCGAGAATGCTCATACGCTGATCGCTCCTGTCGCCAATATCCCAGCGAAGATGGTCATTCCGATCCAGAACATCCTTTCACCCTTGTCTAATGTAAAATGGTGGACCTGAGTTTGTCCCTCAAGATCGTCAACGCGGCTGTCTAGCTCTTTTACCTGCGCAGCGAGTGTGTCGTTGTTTTTCAGTATGGTGGTCACGCGCTCCTCGATCCGAGCTAACGAGATCAGTGA